AACATTGAATACACCCTTTGGGATGATATCTTTAACAAGCTTTGCAAGCTCAAGGATTGAAATGACAAGCTCTTTCAATGATTGCTCGACAAGAGTAGCGATAGAGTTGCGCATTTGATAGGTGTCTGATTGCTCTGATACGACCTCTGTGGCAGTCTTCATGCTCTTACCATCGAAGCTAAACATACCAGCAGACACGCCCAATTGCATTTCAAATAGACTTAAGCCCTTGTTAATGGCCTTGATGTAATCGTCTGAACGGATATCAGTGGTAAGGTCAGTAATACCGATACCCTTATCCATGTCACCGCTATCGAATTGCTCGTATACATTGTGACCTGTTTCAAATTCACGCTTGACTGTTACTTTTTCACCGCTGGTGTCGTACTCAGTCTTAATCATTTGAGTAGGTACTGCCACACGGCGCTGACCCATCTTAACTTCCCACATAAATTCGTCGTAAGTGGTATTGATGAAGTCCATCGTAGTCTTAGCATTATCAAAGATAGATAAACCTAGAGGACTGTTAATGTCCTTGTTATTCATGCCAGGGGGCTTTAAGTACGTAAATAGTGGCCTTGTAAGCCCGTTGAGTGTGGCAGTTTCTTCCAAGTCCTCATAGAGCATCGATAGAGGTACACGTTGACCGATACGAGTTTTAGATTCAGATTCGTATAGCTCATTGCTGATTGTGTAGCTGTCCTTAGTCCACTCATGAAATTCGATAAGACTGTAGTATTTTACTTTCTGCCCTTCCGTTTTAAGTGTTTTAGTCACGATTGCAGCACTTGACACGTCTTGCGTATTTGACTGTAATGGCAAGAAGACTGGTGCTTGTACAAATGACACCCTTACACGGTCTTCATCAACGTATGGACGCATAGCAAGGCCACCAAGGGCCAGACATGACTCTAGATAGCGCTCAAAGTTCTTGTTAAATCGGTCAGTTTTAAGCGTTTCATTGATGAAATCATTAGCCGTTTCGTTATCGACTTGAATCTTAGCCTGTTCATTGAATACGAGACTTGCCACCTTCTTCGATGCCGTCCGTCCAATAGGCAAGTGGTTGAAATCACGTTTTAAATCTGTTCCATTGCTATCTCGATAGCTCACACGGTCAAAACTACCTGCAAAGTATCTGAGATTATCCATGATACGGTTGTATTCTTCTGGTGAGATAGCTATTTTTGGGTGGTCAGTGATACTGTTTAGACTTTGATTAGTCATCACATAATTACTCCTTTTAAAAAAATCCTTAATGGTCTGTATGATTCCCATTCTTTCTTCTCCTACGCCTTAAGACCGAGGTCTCTGGCATTGTCTAGTACAAAATATTTAAACTCATCGACTGTGTGGTCATCCTCTTTGATAACTTTCGGATCATCAGTATGTATCGTTTTCTCATCGTATCGATACATCTTGTGTTCCTCGTAAAATACCTTGTTAGCTGGTATGTCGAGGTAGTAGAAGCGCCCCTCAGCTAGCAAGCTGATAACCATGTCAATCATGGTCTGATTCTTCTTCTTAGCTACTGGATGCCATCGCTCGCCAAAGTCCTTGAAGTATTGGTTTCTCAATGCACCCTCGGCACTATCGATGGTCATTCTTAGCTTTGGCACCCGGTACTGTTTGAGTACCTTGTCAATGAAATTGCTAACCATGACAGTTAACTCACTCGGTGCCTTCTTAATGACTTGACCGGCTGGGCTGTAATAAAATGTATCTAACAGAATCACATTGCCCTTTGCAGTAAGCCCATAAGCACCGCAAGCTGTAGCTGATTGTTGGTGCCCTGTATCCATTGCGAACGATATTCCGATAAGTCTATCGTCCGTTGGTAAGCTGTCGATAGCGTGGAAGGTACTCATGTTATACACTTGATTGCCCAAACCAACCGCTTCACCTAAATATAAGTAGCGGTAGTAGTCGTAATCATTCTGTTTAATGCGCTCTATATCTTCAAGCATTTGTTCAGTGACAAAGCCTAACTTATCGTCAAGGTAAGTGCTTGAGTGTGCTAGATAGTTCTCGTTGGTCTTAATGTCCTCGAACCATTCATTTATCCAACTATAAGGGTTGCGAGGTGGATTGTAAGACCAATAGAACTGCACAAACGGGGCCTTGTCGTGTTTCTGACGCATGAAAGTGACGTTTGATTGGTCGAAGTCCTCGGCGCTGTCAAACTCCGCTGCTTCCTCGTACCAGACTGCGATGATATTTCCAATGTCGTTTGATTTCAGTTTTTGGAAATCGTCTTGCCCGTAGAAATAGAAGGTAGAACCAGTACGCTTGTGGACTATCTTAAACGGGCTTACAGTAGCCCTAAAATGAGTCTCTAATCCAAACATACTAATGGCCCACAGTACCTTATTAAACACACTGTCACGGATTGTTCTGGCAACCTTACGAATGACAACCACATTAGCTTTCTCGCCCCTCATAATGTATTTAATCATCATGTAGACCAGTTTAAGCACGATAACCGACGACTTAAAAGAGTTCCGCCCACCCTTAAGCACGTTGTAAGGTTTGTTAGACTGCCAAACCGATTTGAAATGCGGGTTAACGTTCTTCTGAATATCAATCGTTGTCATCCGGGATATCCTCCCATGTGTTGACAATATTGAGGTTCATTGTGCCTTCAACACCGCTATCAAGCTGCTCTCTTAGCTTTCTGATTTCAAGCTCTAACTTCTCGGACTGTTTAGCCGTTGGATAGCGTTTCAAGATTTCAGTAATAGCCTTGATAACCGTGTTGTTGTCAGCCTTCTTCATCAATCTTTCAACTTCACCGGTCAACGGGTTCATCATCAAGACTTCTTCGTCTCGTTTTCCTCTAGCAATGTCGGATAGGATGGACAAGGCCTCTTTTGCACTCATGATATTCGCGTCGTGCATTTTCTCGACTTCACCTTGAATAAAGCGTTTAATCTCAACATTTCTCAACAGTCTTTCACTCTGTGAACTTGCTGTCCTTTCGCTATACCCAGCATTAATCGCTGCTTGTGTCCCATTGCCTAGCTTGATATATTCACTAGCAAATAATTTCTGTCGTTGATTTAGCCCAATATGTCCACCTCCTTCACTGCTAGAATTTTGTGCATAAAAAAGACAACCCACAAAATGAGTTGTCTCCGTTTTTCTTCGATAATATAATAATACCACTTAAAACACTTGTAAGATACCGTGCTTTATCCGTCAAAATACCGAAATATCAGCGTTCCACAACTAATTGACCATTTCTGTATAATTCTGCGAATGCTAGGATAGCATTATTAAGTAGCTCTTGAAAAGCCGTCCTCTCAAAACCAATTGCTTGGGCGATTTGCCAGTTTGGTTTCGGTGGATATGCCAGATATTTCTCTATCAGTATTCTGCGATAGTCTGGACGATATAGCCCGCTAACTGCTTGTTCTATGGCTTCTAGCTCGTTCATAGCATCAACACGCCTAACTGCAATATTTTCCACCGGTCTATTCACTCCACTGCCACCTCTGGGCATAAATGTGAATTCCTGTGTAATTTTCTGCTCAGATCCGTCGTGTGCAATCTCTCGCCAGCGTGGATATTCTCGAAGTTTGCGCTTGCAACCTCTGATAGTTGCTTTTTCATCAATTTCCGGCAATAGCATTGTTCTATCCTCTTTGGTATAATAGTAGTGTTGATTTCCAAAGAGTGCCGGCCATTGTGTCGGTCTTTTTTTGTTTGGCCCAAAGACATTAAGAAGTTTTATAAGAGAAAGATTAATGTATTTGTTTTGGGGTTGTCTCTTGGGCCTTTTATCACCTCCTTTCTAGCATTGACACCAGCAAGGTCTTTGGCTTTTTTAGTAATGCAAGACATCAATAAGAAAGAGGGTTTTTCACATCCTTTTTTCTTAAATTTGCTGGGTTTTGTTTGCAAGGTCTGTCAGCGATGCGTGTCGAAAAAGTGTCCAAGCCACTAAAAATCTATATCCATTTTTTAGTGTATTTTGACAGACAAACAGCCAGTGACGGATTCGAACCGTCTATACCACTCTGGCTACAAACCCATTGCCAGTGCCGTATATAAGGCACGTTTAACGCTGGGTTTCTCACGACCTACCTTGCCTTTATTACGACATTCTAGGGTTATGCGATCAATTTCATCGTCCAACCTTTCAGACCACTCGTAGTTATTGAAAACGTAATCAATGATTTTGCTGAATAAATCCCTTGACAGCATACCTTCCATTTGAATCGCCTTCAACGGTGTTAGTGCAGCTTTCTCTAAATAACATTGATTGAGGGCGTTTTGGGTTTTGTTAGCTTCTTTCTGGTTGCAGCACTTGACTTCTCTAATGTACTTGTTTAGGTCGTTAGGGTGTTCCTTGCGTAGTTCTTCCACTTCTTCCTGGAATCGCTTGAATAAGCCCTCTGGCAGTCCTGCGTTGGTTTTATTCAAAACCGGTTTAGTGGTTTTCCCTCTTGTGTAATTAGTAGACAGATAATCTTGCAGGTCGTCGAACAACTCATCGGAAATAATGCCTTCTAATCTGTCGACAGTCGCTGGTGAGATCCTCGCACGTTCAACGACTGCGGCGTTGAATGCTTGATAAATGATGCGGGCTTGTACTTCACTGCACTGTTTCACATCTTGGAAAAATTGCTTATAAGAGCCTTTTTTGTGTGCTTTTCTTAGTGCTGCATGTTCATCGACCAACCGTTGATATAATTCTGGTGTCAGTCCGGAATATTTGTATTTTACGCTCATGACCCACGCCCTCTCAAATAGCTAGGAATGTCATCCCCAACATTTACCGCATCATACTGTTCCTTGCTGACCAAGAATTTCCCGTAAGCCCCGCAATCAATAGTGTAGAGCTTACCGACCATAGATTTGCCGGTAACCTTGCCGTGTAGTTCCACTGCATTGTCTGCCTTGTGAATTACCACGGTCTCGATAGGTCGGTTAACCACTCGTAGAACAGTAGTCACGTTAATGGCTAGTGAGACCATGAGTAATACCGTAGCAATAGCGAGGTCGTTATAAATCGTCTTCTTTAACAAACGTCCCATTAATCATTTTTCCCTTTCTGTTTTTAATCTCCTCGTAAGCAATGCCGAGACACTCAGTCACATCAAGGTCTAACTGGTGAGCTAGCACGATGATTGTTACTAGCGTGTCACCGATAGCATCCTTCAATGCTGCTTGCGGCTTTGTGAATTTCGTTGGCTTCAAGAGTACATCCCGAATTTCTCCGACTTCTTCCGTGATACGCATCCACTGAATCTTTGGGTCTGCTTGCTTAAGGTTGCGGTCGTCTGCCCACCGATTAATTTTTGCAATAAGCGCTGGGATGCCGTCATACGTAGGTTCTTCAGGCTCTGCGATAAATACAAGTTTTACCATTACTCCACCTCTTTAGTTTTCTCTATTTCGTCCGATAAGAAAATAAACGGAGTAGTTACATAAATAGGGTTGTCAAATACCGGTTTTTTTGTAAAAGGCGCTAGTGGGACATCTTTTAAATATATCGCTGCAAGGCCGTCGCTATCCTCTTGCACGTAATCGATTTTTTCGACGTTAATAAGCATTCTCGGTTGTTCTTCACCGTATTTTACTGGTGTCACTTCGATAAACCTTGCCATCTATTCCACCTCCACGATTTCAATGCCCTCGCAGTCGAATACCCAGCCGAGATTCAATTTTTCAAGGTCGTTTTTCGTGAAATCCATCCTAAAGCCTGGAGAAAAATGAAGAATCCCATCATCGTTGCATAAGTATTGATTAGTGACTTTGATTCTGACAGTGTACTTCGTCTCTTTCTCCACCTCATACCCAAACTGGTGCATGTTGACGAGGGTTTGAAGTACGTCTATTTCGTTATCAATCCATTTCTTAAAGTCGCTACCTTTTTGCCGATCCCAACTTGTGAGGTAATCCCACAGATTATAATCAAAATCCTTTTTATTCTCCTCATACCAATCCGCCACATACTGCGGAACGACTGGTTTCTCGAAGAACGAATCATATAAATCTTCTGCGTGGGCCATCGACAACCCAGCCGCTTTCGATAGTTTATTAGTTGCTTCATCCTTGTTCATCATTTCGTACTCTCCTTATAAATGATTAGCGCAGACGTTCGAACTATAGTCTCGCACCCGACGTCTATTGCTACTGTTTGGTATTTAATATCAATTAATTCCTCAACATACCCCGATGACAAGTACAGGTTGATAATCATATCAATACTGCATTTATCCCCGGTTTCTGTGCACACCTCTCGTGTTTTAATTGCCATCCACTTCCTCCATCTCCACTGTGTATTTCTTCGAATTACGATATTTAACACCACGCAAACGATGTAGTTCATTGATAGCGTCATTTTTGTCGTTGAATACATGGACATTGTCTTCCATGTTGTCGTAATAGACGATTACTTTATATTTCATAATTTAACTAATCTCCTTCCGTTCTCGCTGGTTCTGCGGGTATACACTGGTGTGCCGTAGTAACCAATCGTACTAGGCGAGACGCCTAGTTGTTCGGCTATCTCACGCTTGGTGCCCATAGCGATTAATTCTTCGCCTTTGTAGAGGGCGTATTCTTTGGCTTGCATAGCTCCACCATCCTTGCTAATAATTCCTTGTCCGGCAATTGCTCCAGTGTTAAGATACGGTTTAATTTCTTGGTATTGATACCCAACTTAGCGCTGATTAAATCCATATCCTTGCGGTTTTCCCAAAACCATCTCGAAAACTCTTGCGTCTGACCTAATACACTGGTATGATCATAATTGCCTGGAGCATATACCCCGACTAACTTGTCTTTGTATCTACTGTTCATTCAAGCTCCTTGATTTCTAATTCAATGCGTGGGTTGCTGCTGTACCGTTTCTGAGCTTTCAGCTCGCATACAATGCTGTCATCCGTCCAAACGATACCCTTTTTATCAACCTTGCTGTATCCAGCGTTTGAGATACTATCAAAGAGTGCTTTGACTAGGTTGTCAATATCGGGACGCATAGCGTGCCAAAGTCTTTCATCCATGAATTTCTTGAATGCATCCCACGTTTTAGCTCTCGCTTTTGGCGTAGGCTTTTTTGATACGCTCAAGGGAGCTTTCATGTAAAATACGACATTGACTGAAATCGGTCCGTCAAAGAATTGCCCATCATATTCTTGTTCAATAAGTTGCGAACATTGACGACGCCACGCCTTCATTTTGGGGTCTTCATAAGTTCCGAACTTGCTGAATCGTGGCCTTGTCTGAGGTTTTGGCTCGATGTTTAAAATCATCTTCATGACTTCACCCTAGAATGGCAAATCCGATTCTTGGATATCCATAGGACTGCCTTGCATTTGATTGCTGCGTCCAAAGTTTGGCCCTTGCTGTTGCGGTGCTTGCTGACCGTAAGGACCTGCATAGCCGTTGTCATTGCCAAACGCTCCCGATGTGTTGCCTTGATTAGCACTGCTGCCTTCACGCGCTGCACGGCTTTCCAACATTTGGAAGTTTTCAGCGACAACCTCAGTCACGTAAACACGTTGACCTTGCTGATTCTCGTAGCTACGGGTCTGAATGCGTCCAGTAATTCCAATCAATGCGCCTTTTTTAGCCCAGTTAGCTAGATTCTCAGCTCGCTGACGCCAGATAACGCAATTGATAAAATCTGTTTCACGCTCGCCGTTAGCATCTTTAAAGTTGCGGTTAACCGCAAGACTGAAAGATGCTACTGCGATGTTGTTGCCGGTGTATTTTAGTTCTGGGTCTCTTGTTAATCTTCCAACAAGGCAGACTGAATTAATCATTTGTTTTCCCTTTCTCTCTATTCACGGTTTAAAAAATCATCCAACGTTAGAACCTCATGTAGTTTTTTCTGTGATTTGCAATAATCACAATGTCCACACTTCTTAGGTTCTTCGTTTCCAAGCGATACTTGATATACTCTAGGGGCGTGCTCTTTGATATAATTTAGCCCCTCTGTGAGCCATTCCTCAGTCAGTTCGATAATTTCCTTATCTGGCTGTTTCTCTTTCGATACGGCCACAATAAACGGCTTGAATGTTGGATAATCCATTTGGCGTAGCAATTCTAAATAAGTCCCTAGTTGGACATGGTATTGAAACCCTAGAATGTTATTGACGGCAGTTGGTACTTTAGCATGCAATTCCTCTGACCATTCCTTAGTCCAGATAGATTTCATGGTCTTTAAATCGACCACATAGCCTTTTGAAAAGTTGATACTATCCAATTTCCCTTTGAATGGCACGCCAGCAATGAAACCAGTAACAATCTTTTCTTTTTCGACTTTGTCACCTTTCTTGCCGTGATAAAGATTATTGAAAAGTGCGTCGTCCTTAAGTGTGTCGATAACCTTCTCAGCTAACTTGAAATCAGATAACAGCCCATAAGGCTTGCGACTAGAGAACAACGCTTTTTTGTTGTCTTCTTTGAATTTTTCGTGAGCTTCTTCACTCTCAAAGTAGCTATGGACGTAGTTTCCGAAAAGTAGAGGTTTTTGATCTCGTTCATCATCCCAAACGCCATCGTCAATAGCTTTAGCTCTGGCTTCACATTTCATGTATTCCTTGAAACGACTTACAGACATATAGGTTTTATCAGAATAATAATTATCATCCGTCAAGATTGTTAGTTCAGTCATTTTCTACCTCTTTGATTTTGGTTGAATCACCTTCAAACAAGCTGACTTCTTCGATGATTTCACCAGTTTCAGCGTCTACGCTTTTATCTATTTCCGATTCAGATTCGTCGCTCATGAGGTCGCCTAAAAGTGTTTGAGTGTCCTCATTTTTTGGTGTGACATCGATAGGATCAGATTTAACATCCTCAGTTTGATTGTCCGAGATAAGACCTTCTTGCATTTCGGTTGACAATGGGGCGTACTTACTCAAAATGCTCTTAAGTACAGTCTTTTGAGCCATAGCGTCAAAGTCTGTAGACCAAGGCCCTCTTGCGTAAGTCTTTGAAAAGCGTTTCCCGTGGCTTTCTGCTTGCTCTTTTGTCCAAAAAGTCAGTTTCTTAAAGCCGTTTACCAGCTCAAATGTTGCGAAATAGCCGTAAACTTCGTCTTCGGGTTGAGTAAAATCAATGTCCAATGTTTCAAATAGTGGATCATACGATTTGAATTGTGCTTTGTAGACCTTACCGGAATTAATAGCCTTAAATTGCCCAGAGCGGATAGCTAACTGGATAAGTCCTTTGTACCCTAATTGAAATTGTGCATCTTGTTTGTACGGCACGATGTAAGCGAACCCCAAACTTGGCTCAATAGGTAGATTCAATACCGCTGCTTTCATCGCTGCCGTCATAATCGAAGTATTGCTTGCTCTTGCCAATAGGTTGTTGTTGTTCACAATTGACAATAGACTTGCCGTAAATTGTCGTTCATTGCCATTCAACACCTCTTGGAATTTCTGTTTTACTGCTGGTGTGTTGAAAAAATCTTTGTGTGCAAGTTGATTTGCCATGTCTTTGTCTTCCTTTTGTTTTGAATACCCTTATTTCGCATTTTAAGGGGGTGTAGTGCAATTTTAACGGTGTCGTAGTCTATTTATACCACCGAGCAAAACACACGTCTTAAAATCGATTTTAGAGGGGGTTTCTAGTGTGCGCTAAAAATCTGCGTTGGTTTCTTAGCGAAATACATATATTCGTTGATTTTGCTGATGAATGAGTATAAATCTAGCTCATCCATCATTTTCTGCTTATGCTCTTTCGAGAATACAAGGCCGTGAATACGCTCGTAGTCCTCAAAGAGTTTTAGTTTTACTTCTTCTTCCGTCATAGCATCATCCTTCTAGCTGTTTTAGCTGATTGAGTGTATAGCGCTTATCTTTGATGTTGAGTGCTTTAAATACATTCCCTTCCAGTCCTGTCCGAATGCGGCTTGCGACACGTTCGCTGTAAAGGTTTGCAATTTCATCATTGCTTAAGTTGGTTGAGATAATCGTATTCTTGCGATGACTGAGCACGTCAAAGATAAATTCTTCTTCCCACGCTGACTTAGAGCGCCCTGAATCACTTTGTTTAACGCCTAGATCGTCCAGGATGAGATAATCAACCTCCATCAACAGTCTTGAATAGTAACCCTCTTTGCTCTCAAACTTAAAGCTCTCTCGGACTTTCCGTAATATTTCGGTCAAATTCACGAATAGCACACTCTTTGGTGTTCCTCTTTCCTTGAAAGTCTCATTCAGCGTTTTAGCCATTGCAATAGTCAAGTGAGTTTTACCGATTCCAGTAGTTCCCGTTAGCAAGGTGTTCCCGCCTACGCCATCAAGATATTTCTGCGTTTGTCTCTTCACGAAATCTAGCAGATTCTTTTCCTCTTGCGTTCTAGCGATGAAGTTATCAAAAGATGCTGACTTTAGCTCTTCGGGAATAGTGCTATCTCTCATAAGCACGTCATACGTTCTCAGATAGAGGTTTCTCTTCATGCTCTCTTTTGCCATCTCTTCTTCCTTTTTGTCTCTTTGCTCTTTGGCACACTTTGGACAAACTGGAGAGGGTTTGCGTGGTTGTTCTTCACCCGCAATTTTAACGGGGATATTAAGCTGTAACATCGGTACCCCATGAATAGGACAAACGTCCCCTAGCCTTTTTGTGTTTGCTATAATTTCAGCTTGCGATAGCATATAGATATCACCCCTTCCTAAAATGGGTTTTCATCCGTTCGAGTAGCTACCCATTCTTCATAAGTTTGTGGCTCTTTCTTTTGTTGTTTCTTGCCCTTATGATTTGCTTTGCTATTCCTAACAAGTTCACCCGTCATTAAGTTGTCTTGTTTCCATCGGTTTAAGATAGCCTTAATATATGCAAAGTTTGCCTTACCTTGGCTTACTGCTTCTTTTAGTGCTTCAAGAATAACGTCAGCGTTAAAATCTTCTAGCATGTACTGTAAGTCTTGCGTTTGGAGTGGTGATAGCGGTCTGCCTATCTCAGCTTCGAAAGATTGATAAAGATTTACAAGGTCTTGATTAAGAGGGGGAGTAGTGGTAGGTTGTTTTTCTTCTCTTACCTCTCCTCTCCTACCCTCTCCTATCCTATCCTCTCCTATCCTATCCTCTCCTATGCAACCATTTGTCTGACATTTGGTTGTCAGTTGGTTGTCAGTTGGTTGCACATCTGACAACCACTGATATTTATTGCCTTCTACCAGTGCTATTTGTTGCATTTCCTCTGTGAATCTAGTGGGTTTCTTTCTATCCTTCCTAATAGAATTGTGTTCTATCCAATCTGTTATAACTACCACTCCACTGTTAAACAACAGTACATAGTTGCCCTCGATTAGAAGTTTCATGTCTTCTTTCGTTGTGCCAACCAATCGCATGATAGTTTTAGGGTTTCCGACAAAACCATCATCGTCAGCCTCTAGGTTTAAGAAGAAGTATAAAGCCTTTGTCGTAGGAGGTAAGTCAAGAAAATCATCAGTCATTACGACATCTCTACTGAACATCCTTCTATTTGCCACTTGTTCCTCCTTTTCTTTTGTGTTATAATCAAGTAAATTGTTTTGATGAGCGTTGCACCTTTTGGATTGTTTCCGGAGGTGCTTTTTTAATACCTACCCTCCCACCACTTCATGTTATGTTAGTTCGTCAATAAGTTTAGGAGTGCTCCAATCCTATCCTCCATGGATTCTTCACACTCTGTGCGTTCAAAGTCCGAACCGTCAAGCTTAGTTACGTTGTATTCAGCTTCTACGATAAGCACTTCGCAGCCAAACGCTTCAGCAAGCTTGTCGAGCTCATTTTTTTGTTCTTCGTACGGTTCAAGCGGCAAGAATAGCGCTTTCCTCAAGCGATTGGTAAACACTGCTGTAAACACTAGGCTTCCTTTGTCCTTGTAACTTTCAAGGAACCCATCTTTTTCAGCGCTATAAAATACGACTTGTTTGTTATTTTCTTTCATGATTATCCTTCCTCACCTTCGTTGTACTTCTTGAAGGTCAATCCCAAAGTTGTGATGCCTGCTGCGATAACCAAGAGACCAAGAGTTGACGTGATACCCTCTTTTTCGCCAGTATGTGGAAGAGTGCCACCGTAAACGGCTGTATTTACCGCCTCTTTTGGCTCAGAATCGAGTTTATAAGATACTGTGGTATATTGTGCCACTTTGTTATTAGGACGCTCTACGCTCGTTTTAGGGGCTTTTTCTGGCGTGCTAGGTTTTTCTGGTGTTGGTTTAGTTGGCTCTACTGGAATTTCAAGCTCTGGCAAGTCCAAGATAGGTGCGTCATTCGGAATTACTCCACCTTCAAATGGTGGGAGCTCACGTTCTTCTGGAATGCCCGGAATGCCGCCTTGGAATTCTGGCTTATCGTGGATAGGTGCTTCATTAGGCACTACACCACCATTAAATTCTGGCTTGTCATACTTCGGAGCGTCTGGAGGTGTAACCCCACCATTCCACTCAGGGATTTCAACTTTAGGTGCATCGTGTGGAATTTCAAACGTTGGTTCTGGTTTGTTTTCGCCGCTGGCATCTCCTTTACCACCGACAAGTTGGACATAACTGTGTGAGATAGCACCGTCTGACTCAGCTTTCAACTCAATTTTGTTAGTTGGGTTAACTGATTCCTTAACAGCATTAACAAGCTTAGTCTTATAGTTGATGTAGATCATGCGATCCAAGCGATCCAACTTGATAGTAAAACCACGATCTGACTTACTGATAGACTTAACTAAGTCCATAGCTGAGCCTTTGTCAATCCACGGATCAACACTTTCAATGTTTTTAATTTCAAAGTAGTTATCAACTAACTTTTGATTCTCTGACATTTCATCAATGATAGTCACATAGTTGAGCACTCTCTTAGCGTAATTAACACGAGCAGTCCAGTTAATCACTGTTGGATCATCTTTATCTTGTGATCCCCATTTTGCAAGCAACTCATCTTTACCGATGACTTGTTCTTTGCCGATAGTTGCAGATACGACTGTACCGTTAAAGTTGACATTTACTGGCTTGCCAGATACAACTTTATCTGTCCAACTTGCATCTAGTTTCAAGTTCATGATCTTATTCAAAGGGTGTGATTTGAAATAGTCGTTAAATACAGTGGTTACTTTGTTAGTGGTAGCGTCTGCTGTAGCTTTACCAACTACTGCTTTTTCAGGGTTATGTACATCAAACTCGTAAGAGGTTTGGAATTTCACTTCTTGAGGCAAGTCAAAAGTAACCTTGTCACCCTCGTTAACCGGGACATCGTCTGGAATTTGAATATCTTTATACTCAACTTCAAAAGGTGAGTATTTGCCAGTGCCGTTAGGGAAAGCTACTTCAACGTTTGGGTTCTCAACGTTGATTGTGTCGCCCGTTTTAGTCACGGTAGTAGGTGCCGCTTCGACTGGTGCTGGAGTTTCCGCAATCGGTTGAGATTCTACTGGTGCCGGTGCCAAAAATTTTGGTGTTTCCGTCACTGTTTCGCTTGGTGTTACTGTCACATTGCCAGCGTTGTCAGCAGTGTACACATTAGCAGCCGCTGGTTGTGTGTCTGCTACTGGTGCAGCAGTTTCGTCCGCTGATACTGACCCAGCACCGATAAGCAATGCTGTAGCGAGAGCTAGCGTGCCACAAAGACCGAATGCTTTAGTCTTAACGTAAGATGGTTTTGCAATTGTTTGTGAAATCATGGTATAATCTCCTTGTAAATGTTTTTTTCTTGCATGGGCCCTAACCCATGCTTTTTTTAGTGCTTCAATCCGCACCCATAGCCCACCGTTTCATGTTTTTCAATGTTTTTTTAGAAAGGTATAAGTTACACTCCACGATGGGGCTGTGGCTACGGATTGAAGATTGTGATCTTATCGGTTTCCGTATTTTGCCAAAAGCTCTTGTTCACGTTTTTTGCGAGCTTCGTATTTGCGTTCGTTTTCCTCGTATGGTGTCCATACGGGTTCGAAGAAATATTCCGGTTCTTGTTTCTCTTTTACAAATAGCCATTTAATAAGTTTTTTCATTTTCAACTTCCTTTCTTATTCCCTAACCGCGCTAGAAAGCTAGTGAGGTTTTTTAATTCATATATAATTTAAGGAGACTTATGAATATCAAATCGTTGTTGCTTACTTAGTTGGTATCGTTCAGTTTCCTCACTAGCTCACTGCCACGGCTAGGGGTGTTCTTTCTTAAATGTCTAAGATGTCGTGTGTCCTACAAACGGCAACGAAATCAATTGCTGCATCTTGAAATAGATCTTTACATTTATTGTCTGGTGTGTCTGGTTTGCTGCAAACATCACGGTACATCAGGCATTTTGTGTCGATGTCATCAAGCTCGTCTTTTTCTTTTTTCGAGACATCCATTGTCTGATTGATGTAGAGGATTAACTCCATAATGTTGTCGAGAGCGGGGATGCCACCTTCCATCTCGTGAAAATCTTTGTCGAATTGGATAGCACACGCTACCAATCTTTTTATGTAATGATTGTTTTTCATGTTTCGTTCCTTTATGCAATCTCTTGCCAGTGTGTGTTAAACCAATCTCTGACGGCATCCCGTGGGTATCTAATTTGACTCCCTCGACCTTTATCGATTTTAGGAAAACCGTCAAGGTTGGTTATCCTTAAAAATTCTGTGTAGTTGCCAATTCCTAGCATGGCTTGGCACTGTTTAGCAGTTAAAATCATGGGTAGCGTTTCGTCTAAATCGAACGCTTTTGTCTTATCTGCTATCACTGCGGTCAGCATGCTGTCGAATTGGTCAGCTAGTGGTTTGAATGGGTCTGTCATGTTGCCCTCCATATCTTGGTTAGTCCAACTGTTGGACAATCTTGTTACTGCTCAATAATTGGAAGAATGCCGATGGCTTTCAAACGGTCATATAAGAAACGTCGTCCAAGCTGAGTCCAAACCGTTGTAATGTTGCTATGAACCTTGCCATCTTTTCCTGTGTAGTCGAATGTTCTGCTTGAGATATAGCCCTTACCGAGATATTTCGCATATAGTACCCACTGGCCATTGACGATGCGTTGGATACGCTCTTGTTTTAGAAGTTGGTTCATTTTGCGTGCTGAAATGCCATAGTCTTGAGCGATTTGAGTGATTGTTAGACTATCCTTGGTTTGTAAAATCAAATCTAGGTAATCAGCATTTTTATTCGCTTCTTCCAACTCAATCAAGAGGTTTTCGTTTTGGCTTTCCAAGAGCTTGATTTTCTTATCAGCCATTAGCAACGCTCTGGCCATGATTTTCTCTGGGCTATTGAAGTCCTTTTCAACTTGGATGAAGTATTTTCGGACTTCCTTACCTTTATCCGTCCGCTGAATCATGGCGATTTCTTTCGCCATGTCTAGCTTGATGACGTGGTCGGCCATATCTTGCAGACCTCCAAGGGTGGGACATTTTTGGGTCACCCTTAAATAGTCCTCGTTTTCAGCAAAACCATATTCTGCCATTCGCTTAAACCATTTCTTGTATTCAGTCTTGACTTCTAGTGTTTCATGAAGTTGTCTACCAGAAACAACCGGCTCATGATTTTCGTTTAATGTTACGTTGATTAATTCGTTCATTCGTATCTCTCCTTTCTAATCTATACGAAATTTCGTATATTTAGGTTAAAAAAATTCAGGCTTCAGCACGTTCGCTGAACAGGTATTCTAATTCATATTCTGGGAAAAATGCTTTCTTGATAGCTACCGTCTCGCCAAATTTGAAATCAGATACACCATCGATTTTGCTACGAACCGTGCGGGAATCAACACCTAGCAGGTCGGCGATGTCTACTAATGCGACACCTTTAATCTTACGAATTTCTTCGATGTTTTTCATTTGTGTCCTCCTTCCTTAAGCTTGATTTAAGTATATACTAATTTTCGTACACTGTCAACAGAAAAATACGATTTTTTTTACTTTTTTTATTTACCCACTCAATTTTCTGTGGTGATATATAGGAAGAAAGAGAAATGAGGGTTACAAAAAAATGCAGGCTGAGGAAAGAATTAAAGAACTGATTATAGCTAAATACGGGAATGTAAGAGCTTTTGCAACAGAAAGCGGCATCTCTTATACTACTGTTCGCTCTATTTTAGAACGTGGTATCATGAACGCAAAAGCTGAAAACGTCTTTAAAATCTGTCATTTGTTGGGAATTTCACCGGACACACTCGCTGAATGGGGTGTTACGGACGAACCACAACCAACCAATGCCCACGATATCGATAACATCATCGATAATGCGATGATGTTCGACGGTAAACCACTTACCGAGGACGATAAGCGGGCAATTCGCGGAATAATTGCCGGCTATATGAGCAGCAAGGAGGATTGAGGATGAAAGAGATAATCTATCTGGACACAAATTTAGTTAACTCTCTGCTCGCTCAGCAAAACGCTGGGTTGGTCACAAAATTGGTTAATGAAAACAGTGAATCAGACTCTAATGCAGAAGGCGGTTTTGATCAAACTGCAACTTCTGTTTCTGGTGGGGTTTCTACTTTAATCAAGGCAGGCGTTAATCACTCAGCTATCGAGAACGAAAATTACAATATCGTCTTCTCGCGATCAAACAGAAACCTAATCGAGACAGCATTAGATGATTACTCTCTTGATTTGCTACTTCAAGAATTGGAAAATGACAAACTTTTAAAATCTTCCGACTTTCGAGACGGCGACTTTGTCTTTACTGTAGGGAGGTTTGACTTCTTCGACTTTGAACAATTAAAAAATGTCTCCACTTTTGATGAAATTGAAGATATTCTTCCCGAATATGCCGAGTTTAAAAAACTTCAGTCCGAATACAAAAGAGTAAAAAATAACACTAGAAAAGAGCAATTAAAAGACGAGATTTCGCATAACGGCTGGAATAACTTAGAGTCCATTCGGTCAATGTCAGCCTATTTCGAAAGGTTATTTCCATCCTCTAATTTGGCCAAAGTATCAAATACTATTAGTGTTTTGCCTAAGGAATACATGAAGGTCCCAACTGCCCAACTTGGTCTTATGCAGCTCAGCGGAAGACAAATAAAAATACTAGGTATCTGCTCATCTACATTTGATGAACAGACGCCTAGTGACTTGTCTATGATGGCTAACAGTATGGAAGTTTTGAAAAAAGCACCTACAACAATCATTGCTATAATGCTTGACTCGTTCGATTTGGTATCAAGTGGCGATTATTTAATTCGTCCTATCGCTATTTATTACGAGGATTAAAAAAGTGACTATACCTGCTTTCAAAAGACTTTTGCTTAGATTCCAGTCTCGCCTGACCGTCCTTGATTAAGGCGTGATTATCTGCCATATTCTTTAAATTACGTTCTGCAATTTTTAAGTGTTGGTCTTCGATAGATTGCTTGTTGCGTTTTATTTGTTTGAAAAATGACAACTAAATCACCCCTCTCTATATAAATTTTAGCAAAAAGATACTTGATAGTAAATACACTGATGGAGGCTTTATGCCCGAAAAAGAATTACTTAAGCAGTTCAACGTGTCTCTTTGTGAGTTCGATTCTAGCCAGTGGCCACGAGATGGATTTCTAGACCCTGTTAACCGTGTGGTTTACATCAACGGGGATTTACCCCCAGAAATACGTTTGAAGGTCATTCTGCATGAATTAGGGCACTTAGAACACAACTCTAAACACTATGAGCGTCTACGGGAGAAGTTTGAAGCTCAAGCAAATAGGACTATGATTCATGAATTGTTGAAAAATGAAAATCTGGACGATTTCAATTACTTACACTTCATGGAAAAATATAATCTCACCACGATTTGTGATGAGACGTTTGTAAAAAATGAATATTTAAAACTAAAGGAAATTTAAAAAATATGTGCAATCACTGAACCACATTAAAAGCTGGGAGGAAATTTTATGAAAAAAATATTGTCTATCGGCTTAATAAGCCTTTCCATTGTAAGCCTTGCTGCTTGTTCTCAAGCCAAAAGCACGTCTTCTCAAACTAGCTCGACGTCAAAGGCTAAAACTGAGCAGTCAAGTGAGAGCAAAGTCCCAAAGGAATACAAAACAGCTGTAACTAAAGCTAAACAGTATGCTAGTACCGTTTATATGTCTAAAGAGGGATTGCGTGCTCAACTCGTAAGTTTTGATAAATACTCTCAAGAGGCCGCTGACTATGCTGTAGAGAACTCTGGTATTGATTACAACAAACAAGCTGTTGAAAAAGCGAAACAATATCAAGATACTGTGGCTATGTCTCCAGACGCAATACGTGATCAATTGGTAAATTTCGACAAATTTACACAAGAAGAAGCTGACTACGCTGTCCAAAATCTGAAATAAGACAATAAAAAAAGCCCTATAATCTCCCTCGCCAAAGTTTGATTATAGAGCAGCACCACAGAAAAAACGTGTAAACTGGAAAACAGCCTTACATGTTCTTTTCTGTACCCATTTTATCAAAAACGAGGTACAAACACAATGGCAACACATAAAGTCGCTATCTATGTCCGAGTATCAACCACATCGCAGGTTGACGAGGGTTATTCAATCGACGAGCAGAAAGCAAAGCTAACAAGCTACTGCGATATTAAAGACTGGAATATTTACGAGATATACACTGACGGTGGTTTTTCTGGGTCTAACACGGAACGCCCTGCACTAGAGCAGCTAATAAGAGACGCAAAGAGAAAGTTGTTTGACACGGTTCTAGTGTATAAGCTAGACCGATTAAGCCGTAGTCAGAAAGATACACTCTATCTGATTGAAGATGTATTTCTGGAAAACGATATAGAATTTGTCAGCTTGCTCGAAAACTTCGACACCTCAACGCCTTTTGGTAAGGCAATGATTGGATTATTGAGCGTGTTTGCCCAACTCGAAAGGGAACAAATTAAGGAACGGATGCAGTTAGGCAAGCTAGGACGGGCAAAGTCCGGAAAGTCGATGCAGTGGGCAAAGACATCTTACGGCTATGATTACATCAAAGAGACTGGCACGCTCTCAATCAATCCATATCAAGCCCTAATCGTCCGAAAAATGTTCAAATGGTATTTATCAGGTATGTCGATAACCAAACTCAGAGACACCCTCAATGAGCAATATGGGCAAGATAAAGAGTGGAACTATAGAACGGTGCGGGTCATCCTCTCTAACCCGGTATATTGTGGATATAACCAATTTAAAGGGCAGATATTCCCTGGCACTCATGAAGCTATTATCTCAGAGGACGATTTTAACAAGACGCAAGAGGAAATCAAAACAAGGCAAAGAACAGCCGCCCAGCGATTCAACCCTAGACCATTTCAAGCTAAATACATGCTTTCTGGTATAGCCCAATGCGGTTACTGTTCAGCCCCTCTTGCTATTAAGCTAGGTATGAAGCGAAAAGACGGTACTCGCTTAGTCAAATATGAGTGTAAGCAGCGACACCCTCGGAAAACCAAAGGCGTGACGGTTTACAATAACAATGCAAAGTGTGATTCTGGATTCTACTTCAAAGACGATATCGAGCACTTTGTCTTGACCGAAATCAGCAAGCTACAAACCGATTCAGACTATATCGACAAGCTTTTTTCAAACTCAAAAAAAGAGACTATAGACCGTGATAGCTACCAGAAACAGATTGATAATCTGACCGCTAAAATTAGCAGACTTAATGATCTATACATCGATGATAGAATTTCACTAGAGGAATTACAGAAACGCTCAAGCGACTTCATGGCAGAAAGGTCGGCGCTCGAAAAAGAATTGGACGCTGACAGCTCTAGTAAAACCGTAGAACGCAAGAAAGATATTAAACGGGTACTCGATACCAAGGATGTTCTCACACTTGACTACGAGCAGCAAAAAGCCATAGCACGCGCATTGATAAGCAAGGTTCGAGTTACTAGTGAAACCATCGTTATTTTGTGGAAATTATAGAGAGTTTTAGTTACCTTCATTTCAATCAAGGTTACTAAAATTCTTGATTCGAGCATAAAAAAAGACTTGGCAGCATGAGCTACCAAGCGACATGAAAAAAACAAAAACATTGAACGTAAAAGTACATCTATAGTGTACCTCTATTTAGATTAAATGTCTAATGTTATATCTATGAGACACAAAAAGGCTAGGATAACCCTAGTCTTTTATCGTTCTCATTCAGTCATGAGCCTGTTCCTTCTTTCTGTGATTAATTCTTCCAGCTCTTTCAAATCCGAGCTAGAAGCGTGGTTTCTGATAAAGCTACGAGCTGATGAGCGTTTTGACAGATAATTTCTGTGTTCTCGGTTCTGCTCGTTCCATTTTTTAGTTGCTTTTGTTTGTGCGTCCATTATCTATTCCTTTATCTGTTGACATAATATAAGAAATCGTATGTTTCAAGCCATTTTTCAATCGTTCCACTTTCTGCCAAGCCGTAAAAAACTTTAACAACATCTTCGTCTTTGTTTAGCTTGAAAAACTCAATGCGATCTTGATTGTTTGCATTGCCAAGGGCAGCAATTACATTAGCAGCTGTCTTGTCGAGAGGGTATTCTCTCAAGACGTTAAAAGCGTATTCTTGCAATTCTTGAAGTTGTTCTTTGTATGTGTTCATTTTCTTTACCTCTCTTACTTTCTATATATATTATAGTACATATACTATAGTTTGTCAACACTTTTGATAAAGAAATTTAGTTTTTTTGCAAAATAAAAAACCGCCCATAAAAGGGCGGCGTCTACCTATGAAGGATATTCTCAAAACCACGTATATGATAACACAAAAAAAGCCCCAGCACAATGCTGAGGCTTCGACCACTACCACCATGATGTCCGAACTGTGGTCTGTCGGGAGGTGATATACTCCTTTTCAGTTTATAGTTTTCGTGGTTCTTTTATTTAATTATACACCAGTTTGTCCTTGTGTGACTGCCGCACGTTCTTCAATCGCTTTAACGACTGAGGCACTAGCTTCATTGATTGCTTTAGAAATCGCTTCGGCGTCGTTTGATTGACTGTATAGGAAACGCTCAAAGTCTGCATCATCCAATTGCAAACGTTTAGCTCCGGTCGCTTCGAGGGCGTCCACTGTGTCTATTGAGCCGATACCAAACACACGACCGTTAACGACTGCTACCCAGCCTTGATTCCCACTGTCACTTCGTACTACAAAATTCATAATATCTTCTTCCTTTTTCTTATTTACTAAACTATCACCGTCATTGATGATAACAACATTCTTATCCAATCCACCAGCTAGACCAGTCGATGTAAACTGCCACCAGCGTGTGTGTTCCATGTTTGGATACACGCCCCAATATGGCTCTGGGCGTACCTCATAATCTGGGTAGGCTGCAATCCATAAGCTATTAGGATAGCGTGCAGTAATCTGATCTACATACACGTTAGCCAATGTGTAGGGCTTGTAACTGTAATAGATAGGCTCAAAACCATTCGCCTTACAGATATCCATAAATGCCAATACTGCATTAGTATTCGCTTGTTTATCACCACTCGCCCCATCCTCATAATCACACACTAGATAGCGTGGGTGTGATGGCAAGTTACTGACAAAGTAATTCGCTTCAGCTTGTGCCGTTGCCACATCTCCACCGAATCGAGCAAAGTGATAGTACCCAATGCAATTACTTGTGTTAGTTTGTTGAGCGGCTACTGGACTAGCCCAACCCACACCCTCAGTAACTTTAATAACTGCATTGTTCGTACCGCTAGCACTACAGATACTCGTTAAGTCCCCTGGCTGGTAAGCTGACACGTCGATAAAGTAATTATCCTGTGTCATCCCGTCAAACGGTAATTCAAACCAACCGACCATTTGTTGAGCTGGTGCGTTCCAATCGATATAGCTGAAATTCCCAGCACTATCGAGGTTGTGAGTGACCTTGCGTGTCCAACCACCATTATAGAGACAGTCAGCGTTACCGTCGATATTCTGTTCGACTGTGGTAACTGTCCCGTCTGGGTTTTTTGCAACCACAACAC